CAACTGAGTGGACAGAAAGAGATAATTATATCCTAGTTCCTGAACACGTATATGGTATTAGCCGTATATTTGGTATCAAGTCTAGTGGTATAAGAGGTAACTTATTTGGTATAGAATATCAGATCTTCTTAAATGACTTATATCATTTTGGTGCTGTTGATATACTTAACTACTATATGACCAAGAGCTATCTTGAGACTCTTGATTTTGTATTGAATAATGGAACATTTATTCAGTTCAGATTCAACCAGAGACAAGACAGACTCTATCTCGACACTGCTGCTGAGGATATGAAAGCAGGTGAGTTCGTTATCATTGAATGTTATAGGGCATTAGATCCTACGACATATACTGATATGAACAATGATCCCTTTATGAAGAAGTATCTCACTGCTCTTATTAAGAAGCAATGGGGTATCAACTTAACTAAGTATCAGAACATTCAATTGCCTGGTGGTGTCACTCTCAACGGAGAGAAGATATATCAGGAGGCAGTTCTGGAGCTAGAAAAGATTGAGAGTCAAATACTTTCAACTTATGCTATTCCACCCCTTGACCTTATTGGATAATGCCTACTAGCACTTATTTCCCTGCCTTACACGGCGGTACTGCTGGTGAACAAGGTCTTATTCAAGACCTAGTTGACGAACAGATTAAACTATTTGGGAGTGATGTCAAGTACATCCCTCGTATAATGGTTCAAGATCAAGTGATGAATGATGTCACTTTATCAAAGTTTACAACTATATACACAGTGGAAATGCTTCTACAAAACGTAGAAGGGTTTGGTGGTGTTGGTGCTGAACTTGCAACCAAGTTCGGTCTACGTATCACTGATGAGGCAACATTTATTGTCTCAGTTAATCGGTGGGAAGAAGTAGACGCAGCAAATCCATCTCTTCCAGATAGACCTAATGAAGGAGATATCATACATTATCCCTTAACAGGTGATAACTATGAGATCAAGTTCGTAGAAAAAGAAATGCCTTTCTTCCAGCTAGGCAAAGTATATTTCTATACGATCACCACAGAGATTATGGAGCGTGGTAACACGATCTTTGATACTGGTGATGCAGCAGTCGATCAGTTAGAACGTGAAGCATATACCTTCCCAATTACCTTGACTAATGTCACAGGTACATTTGCAGAGGGTGAGGACTTTACTTCTAGTGGCGGTGGTGCAGGTACTGTAGTTTCCTTTGATGCTGCTACAGGTAAACTCGTTGTAGTTTATCCTACAGGTGGTTTCCAAGAAGGAGAAACAGTCACAGGTCCAAATGGAACTGGAGAGATCCAGTCGTTCACTACGATCACGGTCGAGAGTGTTCAATACGATGATAATGCCGTAATAGAATTCAAAGCAGATGATGTCCTTGACTTCTCTGAAAGAAATCCATTCGGCGAAATTGGAAATAAGACAGGTAGCTTCTAATGTTGCAGTATTTTTATAACGGTACTATTCGTAGAACTGTCATAGCATTCGGTACTATTTTTAATAATATCGAACTACGTGACTTTGATGAGAATGGTGTTGAGCAAGTACGTGAAAAGGTTCCCTTAGCTTATGGTCCTAGAGATAAGTTTCTCGCAAGACTAGAAGATCTAAGTGATATCAATAAGCAAGTACAAATCACTCTGCCAAGAATATACTTTGAGATGAATAGTTATAGCTATGATCCTCAAAGAAAAACTAGTCCTGTTTCTGTCTATAAGAAGACAGACGACGCTACTGGTGGCGTACGTTCACAGTATATGCCAGTACCTTACAATATAGGTTTTGAATTAGGTATACTAGCTAAGTCACAAGACGATGGTCTTGGTATCTTAGAACAGATCTTACCTTACTTCCAACCAGCCTTTAACCTTCCTATCAAGATGATTCCTGATATGGATGAGATAAAGGATTGTCCAGTTGTTCTCAACAGTGTTGATTATACTGATACCTATGACGGTAGTTTTCTTAACCGTCGTTACTTAGAGTATCGTATGCAGTTTACTGTCAAGACATACCTCTATGGTCCTGTTACCAATATTGGTGTTATCAAGAAGTCTATTGCAGAAATTGGTACGTTGGGTGATACATCTAGACGTAAGGATACAAGACTCACTTATACTCCTAAGGCACTGGAGGATAAGAATGCTGATGGTAACATCGATGCATTAGATGATGCTCTTGTACAACCAGATGACAACTTCGGTTTCAACGAAGGGTTTGAAATGTTATGAGCAAACTAGATGATAATATGCAAGACATCTTAAATCTCCCTGAGGAGACGGTAGACGTTATTGCAAAACCTCAACGTGAAGTGAAAGAAGATGTCACTCAAGACTACGAATATACACGTGGTCAGCTATATAATTTAATCGATAAAGGTCAAGAAGCACTTAACGGTATTCTTGATGTTGCAGCATCATCGGATCATCCGAGAGCATATGAAGTAGCAGCTTTAATGATTAAGAACGTAGCAGATACAACTGATAAGTTGATGAAGCTACAGAAAGAGACTAAAGAAGTCAAAGAGGAAGGACCATCAAAAGGTCCATCTACTGTCAATAACACTATGTTCGTTGGCAGCACTGCTGAACTAGCAAAAATGTTAAAAAAAGTGGAGGAATCTACCGATGGCTGATGATAAAAAAGTGGACACAAAAGGGCCACTACAGAAACTAAAAGACAAGATACTACCTGATGAAGACGAACAGGCTGCTATAATCTCCACTTTCGTGAGATTGGGTGTACTAGTGTGGTCTGGGGGTATATTGACTTTAAATTACGTTGCAATTCCTGGAGTTCCGCAACAAAAAATTGACCCGACTTTTATAGCTTCTGTTTTTACGGGAGTTTTAGCTAGCTTTGGAATTCAGACAGCTAGTAAGAAAGGTGACGGTACAATGAAAATGAATGGAAATGGTGTTAATGGAGTAGGAAAGAATGGCGGTCCTACACAAACTATTGTTATCGAACAAGCACCATTAAAAATTATTGCTGAGTCACCTAAAGACGCAGACAAAAAATATACGTTATAACACTTTGAGGTTATTATGGAAAAAATTAACTGGACAAAATGGTTTGCTTTGGGAGCTGGCGGTCTCCTAGGTGTAAGTCATATAGGTATGATTGGAATGCTTTCTACTAAGAATACTAGCAACTTACCTGATTTCAATTTACCTAGCGGACCTTATTCTGCTTATACTATAGAAGCAAACGAAGAAGGATATAAGGTAGCATATCGTGCTAACGATCCTAAGGTGATGTGGAAAGAGGAACTAATTAAAGAGAAAGGTGGGTTCCTTGGACTAGCTAATGAGAATAAGAAAGTGGTTTCTCAATACACAATGGATGGTGCAACACATCACGGTGGACCTGTATCCACACGGAGTGCTTGGATTGACCCTGCTGCATTAGCTGTTACAGGAGGTAAGGCAGATGCAGATGGAAAGGTTACCGCAAAAACCGAAGCTTGTATAAAGGCAGTCGGTGGTGGCGAACAAACGGGAAGACTTGTAGGTACTAGCGTTGGAGCAGCTGCTGCACCTGCTGTATCAGGCATACCATTCGTAGGATGGTTGGCTGCTGGTTGGGTAGCAATGTTTGGTGGAAACCAAGGTGCTGAACTCGGTGGCAATATGGCTGCTGATTTTGCAGACGCTTGTGAAGACTAGATAAATAGATCAGAGTATTAAAATTTATTATGCAAAAAATTATTAATGTACTTGCTATTACGTCTTTCGTTGTATCTGGTGCCGTTGTTGGTGGTGGCTTTTATCTTTATTCTCAAAAGGATGCCATCATAGAAGACATTAAAGAGAAGGCACTTGGTTCAGTACTTGGTGGTGCTGGTAGTGGTGCACTAGGTGGTGCAGTACCAAAGATGCCAATGGATCCTGACTTCGGAAACCTAGGTGCTCCTGATCTAGCTCCTTCCCCCTCACCAGATCAAGCAGCAGTTCCTGATGTAATGGGTCCTGCTCCTAGAGATATTGGTCCTAGATAATGGACTTGCAGAAGATAGCGACTACTGGGACGGCTGTAACCGTCCTAGGGACTGGTGCTTTTGTCGGTGGCAATCACGTCATCGACCAAAAGACTGGTGGTCCACAGAAGCGACAAGATGCACAGATAGAAGAAATTAGAAAGGTTGTAAGAGAAGAGATATATTTACAGCTAGTAGAAAACTGGCCAAAGACTAGTGGTCCTGTGAAAGGTTTAATAGTACCTAAACAAGATTATAAACAGGTGGTTCCTAATGGATCCAATCAATGATATTCAGATACCTAATAGTGGTATCCCGTTCATTCACGTAAATGGTACGGGTATAAGATTAATACAAGTTACTGAGCAAGGTATTAGACCTATAGGTACAGGATACATTGCTGACTCTCGTATATGGATGCAGAGTCCACCTCAAGCAGTACCTATCGCTGTACCAGTAACTACAGTGGTAGGTACTCCTATTGTTAATATGCCTGGTTGTGTCAAAGTACACAAAGAGAATGCTAAGAAAGATCCATCCAAGAATAAGATGCTCGTGGATGATGATCCCAAAGGAAATACTGTATTGTGTGATGCTGGTGCTCCATACTATGAACCACCCAACTATGATTATAGAGAACTAACTTGGCAAACTATTACTCAAGATCAACCAGAACCAGAAGGTGTAGATACTGGTGAACCACCAGCTCCTGATCTAGACACTCCAGAACCGCCTCCAACACCCCCTACAGGAGAAGAGGATGTAGAGTGTCCTCCAATCAATGCAAGACGTATAGGAGACCTAAACACCAAGGGAGATGAGAGAGTTAAAGAATATAAACTGACACCTGATGGTAAGATATGTGAAACCATATGGGAACCTGTTCCACAAATAGAGCAATTTCTACCATCTATACCTACAGTAACAACTACTGCTTCGATTGCTGCGGTGGCAACAACGTCTGCCCTACTTGCAAAACCCATTGCGGATCTGTTATTGAAAGTTGTGAAGCCTGTGATAAAGAAGACGATTGCGAAGGTTCAGAAGATTCTTGGGAAGAATCCACGCCGTCCGACCCTGATGGAGAAGAGGACTGATCAGTATCGAGAGAAGAAGGGTTTACTTCCACTGAAGAAGAAGTAGGTTGCTTCCACTGTGGTAGTGGTATTTGATGTTCGTGAGGAAGTATCTGACCACCTGGAGAAGTTACCATAACGTCAGCACATACTGCGTGGTATGGAGACGCAGGGTGGAACATTATACCAGCTTTTTTCATCTCACCACAATTTTTGAGACGAGCTAATTCAAAGTCTAATCTTTTGTTGGCAGTGGCTTGATTGACAGATGCTATCTGTGCTGTTGCTGCTTCAGAGCACTTACGTTGCATACCCCTGTTGAGTGGTATTGAAAGTGTAGCAGAGAGTCCTACGTTGAAACTCTGGTTCGCTCTCATATCAGTACGTACTGGTTTATACCAAGTAGGAACCATCTCTTCACCGTTAGCTACGGTGTCAGGTACACCATCAGGACCGTCTACGTCTATTTCTATTTGTATATCTTCTCCATCTGGGAACCATCTGGTTCCATCATCTTTAGTTCTATCGTCGTACCACGTTTCCCAAGGATAGTTCTTAACAGTAACTGTTTGCTTAGTAGTCTTACCACTTACATCAGTAACGTTGTACTGTGGTTCATTGTAGAAATCTTCCCAAGGATCTTTCCTTGAGTCAGCGAACTGAATATATGGCGTAAAGTTTACAGTCGTACCTTGACAAGATACCCCACCACCGTAGGTATTAGTTACGTATGGACCTTGTAAAACCTGTATTGCCTGGTTGGTTACTGAGCCCGAACTATTGGCTATTGGATTGGCAGTAGCACTAACTCCACCTACACCTTGTGCTCTTAATGGTAAAGATTGAACGCTGAGAAGCGTTGCTATCACTGGGTAAATGTACTTGTTGTGTCTGTGACGGATTTTATCTGGGTGACCCTCTGTATGAGAGTTTGGTTGGTCATCCCTGGTCCTTGATAACTCTGGGTAAATTGAAAGGCTGCCCCAGGTTCGTGAAGTGTAAAATTGTTTTGTGCGGAGAAATCGATAGCATCGAACGAAGAAGTTACACTTCCCGTTATTGCTCCGTCTCCAGTTCCCACTGTTGGATTTAATGTCACTGTCGAAGTAGATGTTGGTGGATTCAACGCTGCACCGTTGTTGTCGATGCCTACCCCTGTCACTGAGTATTCCCATCCTGTACGATAATCTATAGAATTTATGGTTTCCGTCACTGTACTTTCAGTCTCAGTATGACTAGTCATCGAGCCCTGCTGAAAATTGGGGACCACAGGGACCGCAAGGACTTTCGACGGAATTAATAATAAAAATAAGAGGATAAATTTATTCATCCTATCACCTAATAGTAACCTCTGTTACGAACTGAGTCGTTGCAGATGTATTTGCTCCACCAGCTGCTACGCTACTAAAAGCGTGGCTACTAGATGTTTCACCAGCTAAGTTGGCAACGGTTCCACCAGCAGTACTACTAATGTCACCAAAGTTTTGTGATGCACCAACTGTTACCGCACTGGTAGGCAGAGCATCAGCTTGAGTGTAAGACTGGCTAAAGCTGAATGCATTTCCAGCTGTTTTCTGTTCTGCTACAACTACACCAGGCGTATAAACACCTGAAGTTATAACACCAGATGATATCTGATCAGCAGCAGCACTTCCTCCAGAAGGTGTGATAGATGTATCCACACCGCTACCACTAACCGCATACGATGATCCGATTCTGGATGCCGTGGTATGAGCTCCTCCAACACTTAGTTGTACGCTCGACGAGAATCTTGAAGTCATATCTGCGTGAGCTGCTTGCCCACCTAGTGCAAATATTCCTAAGATAAGTAGAATTTTTTTCACAGTTTATGTTCCATACCCTACATTTATTTATAGCATAAATAGATTAAGTGCGGATTATTTTCAGAAATGCGTCCCTTTAAAGCGATACTAAAGGATCTCGAAGAATCGGGTCGGATGACACCGATTGCGGAGAAGGTATCTAAAGATACAAAGAGATCTTACGGAGTGAAAGACGGAGCATTCTCTAAGAAAAAATGGTCGTCTAAATCTAAATAAACAAAAAGACTAGCTATGTCAAAAGTCGTTCTTAAAAATAACCAACGTCAAGCGGTCGTGAAGATTACGTCCGAAGATGCTACTACAATAGATCTTGCGGATCTAGCATACGACGTAGTGGTCGAATCAGGTGTTCCTGAATTTGGTGGTGCTGGTAGTAAGGGTACAGCAACCCGTACACAGACTCCAACTAAATTGGACATCTCAAAAATTATTTACTCTATGCCTCAAGATGGAGGTAAGCACGTTAAGGTAGGACGTGGTGGTACTACTGTAATCATCCTTGGTGGATGTGGAGAAATGAACCTCGCTGGTTCTGGTGTACTGGAAGATACAGCTGTTGGTCCTATAGAGATAACAACATCTAGCAATGGACACCCATATACTGCTATAATATTCATAGACAAAATCGGACAATAGTATGCTTTTTTTATCCTGTCCTCCTGTGTACCACTTACCTGGTACTTGGACTGAGTGTAAGACACCTTTAATCAACCATTTAAACTTGACACCTGATCAAGGTTTCATTTTATTCTTTGGATTACTCCTTCTAACTCTAGTAGGGGTGGGGTTATACAATACCTTCGGACCAGGCAAGAAAGACCTGAGAGATCAAATTGATGAGCACGCAAAGATGCACGAGTTAGGGATTGCTCACGGTCACTCGCCAAGAGATAAGTAAATGTTATAATTAGTAGTGACACCCGAAAAATCGTAATGTCACACTACACAGTTGGTTATCACGATACCACTAAAAAGACTTTTGAGATCTGCGAATACGCAGACTCTGCTTATGAGGCTATAGAGCACGCAAAAGAGGATGTTCCTTTTCTTAAGGAGCATCCTTCTTATTTGGATAGGTGCACTAACGAAACTGCATTAGATTATCTTTGGAATGCAATGTCCTCTGGAGTACCAATGGGAAGATGACTTCTATAACAAAAAACAAGCACGAGATAATGTGGTGGATGAGCAGACTTACTTTTATGAGCTGCTCTCTATGCATAGCTATTAAATTAGCTTCAACAGCATATGCAACACCACCTATAGTGTTATAAATTATATTAATTACACTGATTACTTTATGTTATCAACACAGTATCGATTAAGGATGGCAGCAATCTGTAAAGATATAGCTGCTGGATTAGAAGTAAGTATGGGTGATATGATATGGGCACAGAAACTTGCTAAATCGAATACTTCTGCTAGAGGTATGTTAAATACTGCACGAAAGATGGCACAGGATCCAACGGATTCTTTTCTGAATGAGTTGAATTTAGGAGACCCCGACTCAACTCAACACGTAAGGGGTTTCGGATCTCCAGAAGAGGTGGTGGATTGGTTCCATCAAGAACGCTCTGATGATTGGAGACAAAGAGATTAATGGTAGTTTGGTCAGTAATAGTATTAGTAGCTATACTACTCGTAATGGTATCTTGGTATATCTACTATATACTACGTATGTCTTATGCGGAGATGAATGATGGGAGCGATGGTACCTCCAAGTCGGAAGAGTTGCTACAACTTTCGAGTGACAGAGATTAATAGAGTATTGGACGGAGATACAATAGATGTTACTATAGACCTAGGGTTTGACCTATATAAAAAAGAACGGGTTAGGGTAGCTGGCGTTGATACGCCTGAGAAAAGGACTCGTAACTTAGAGGAAAAAGCACTAGGTATCGATGCAACCAACTGGCTTAAAGAAAAACTTGAAAGCACTATTAACGGGGACGGCGAACTTAGTGTTCGTACTGAGCTTGTTGGTGGCGTTGGTAAGTACGGTCGCCTTCTTGGTTGGTTATATATTGATGACTCCGAAATTTCTTTGAATGAACAGATGATTGACGAAGGCTATGCCCACGCTTATGATGGAGGTACCAAGGATATGAACCTTGAAGCACTACGTGAAATTCGTAGACAACACGGAACTCTGGAGGAGTAATGGAAATTCTAAGAAGTAATGAACGTATATCACAAGTACGTTGTGCAACTAACTCTTGGGGTATGATGGAAGAGATGTTAGAGGAAGAAGAGATGCGTGCTAAGGAACGTCTTCTTAAGAAAGAGCACGTAGAGGCACCTGAAGTATTGAGCGAATGATTCCTATTTTATTCTATGGATTTTCATTCTACTTATTGATACAAGCATTTCGATTAATGTCTGTTGGATTTAAGGCTATGGAACAAAATGAAAAAGATCTAAACCG